CCCCGGCCACCCCGTTGTCGTGCAGGGCTGCGGTCGACGCGCCGGACGGGTAGCTGGCGAGGGATGCCGCGTGCCAGCCTCGGTCGTCCAGGATGTGCGGCAGGACCGTGTTGAGCACGGTGTAGCCGGCGGCGTTGAGGTGGACGATGTCCGACCCGCGGAAGGACGTCGGGGTCAGGCCGTTGGTGATGTCCGTGGCGTCCTGGGTGGTCTTGGTGATGCCCGCGATGGCGAAGGCGGCGTCGGTGCGCAAGATCGCGGCGATGTCGACGAACGCCTGGGGGAAGGCGGACTGCAGCCCTGCGTTGAGCTGGTCGAGGATCGTGCGAGCGGCGGACCCAGTGGAGTCCTCGTCGGCCCGGGGGAGCACCGAGAGGACGACGGCTCGCTGTCCGCGCCGAGACCAGGCGAGCATCCCCTTGATCGCGGTGACGATGTCGGCGAGCGGCGTGCGGAAGGCTCCCTGGCCGATGTCGTTGCGGCCGGTCCAGATGATCGGCCAGGCGTCCTCGTACTCGAGGCCGGTCACGAACGGGGTGTTCGGCGAGCATGGCATGGGTATGCCCGCCGTGTCGCGGGTGAACGTGTACGACCAGGTGCCGCTGGACTGGGCCATCTGCAGGGTGCCGGAGACGCCGGCGAGGACACCCTTGATGGACTGCGTGCCGTCGCTGGGGCGGGCCAGCAGGTTGACGCTGTAGGCGGTGACCGCGACCGCGCCACTGGCCGGGATGACGTTGCCCGTCACGGTCAGCAGCGCGGGCGAGCCGCCCTGGCGGGCCGCGATCTGCAGCGTCCCCTGGCCGCCGATGCCGATGTTGTTCAGCGGCCGGCCGAGCGCCGCCGCGAGAGCGGTGTTGTAGGCGCTCCAGTTCTGGGTGAGCGAGTCGCCGATCTGGACCGCGGGGTCAACGGTCGTCCCGGTGACGATGTCGCCGGCGGTGATCGCGGCCTTCACGGCGGCGACGGATGCGGTGTCCAGAGAGGTCTTCGTGCGGTGGCCAGCGGTCGGCCACCAGGAGCCGGAGGCGTCCGCCCGCAGCTGCACGGTCTCCCGCTGGTAGACCAGCGCGATCGACGAGCTCGCGGTGCCTCGGAGGTTGCCCGTGATCGTGACCGTGTTCGTGCTGATGTCCACCTTCTCGACCGACAGCTGCGAGCCCTCCGGTGCGCCGATCGGCAGCGTCATCGTGCGGGCGCCGCTGCTGGCGTCGACCGGGTTGTGCTTCTGCACCACCAGCGCGCCGGACGCCGTCACGACCGCCGCGACTGACCCAGAGGCCGCCCTTAGTTCCGGCGCGACGGCAATAGCACCAGGCACATCGCTAGCGAGTTTCGCTGCGGTCACGGACCCCGACCCGACCCGCGCCGCCGGCAAAATACCTGACGTAAGCTTACTAGCGTCCGTTGTGGGCGGCGTGGACGTGAACATGCCTTGCAGCACCTTGTTAACGTCCGACTGCGGGTTGGCAAAGTCGCCGAGCGTCAGCAGTTCCCGCAACGCGGGAGCCAGCTCGCCATTGCCCTTAATCTTGTCAAGATTTGATTGAATCGACCCAGACTGCGGCTCATAACCTTGCGTATATATCTTGACGAGAAAATCGTAGGTATCGGTGACCGTAACCGTCTTGCCTTGCGGGTCTAGCAGGACTACCGATCCCACGACCAGCCTCCTCAATGAGTAGTGAATGGTTTAGCTGTTCGGGTTGGACGGGGCGGCTTGCGGACTAGAACCGGTCGGCACAGTAATGCCGCGGAAATCCAAATGCCCGGCATACGTGGACTGGTCGACCCAGTTGGTGCCGGAGCTAGTTGCACCGGTCATGGTAATACCGCGCAGGACCACACTGGCATCGTTGAATGCGCCGCCGCCGTAGCTGACGACTTGAATGAAGTTTCCGCCATCCACGGTGCCGTCTTCCATGAGAATATCGGCTTGCGGAGTGGTCGACCCATTGTTGAGTAGCTTGAGCCAAGGGTCGTTAGCAATAGTGCTGGTGGTTGATGCGCCCTGCGTGTACGTGGGCTTAAGGCCAACGCGGCTGTGCGGATTCGTGATCGTGAACCGGCGGACCTGCACGTGATTGGTGTTGGCCTGGTCGCCATCGGAGCCGATGAGGAACGACGCCATCGCGCCGCCATCCTGCGTCACATCGGTGGCGAGCACGTTGTAGCAGCCGCCGAAGCTGAGCCCACGCCCCCAGTCCTGCCCGAACATCTTAGGATTCTCCCAATAAATGTTGTACGGCCGCTTGGAGTCGCCGTCGGAGCGGTAGCCAATGTTGGCGGTCGCGTCGTCGCCAATGTAAATAGCGGTCGGGCGAATAAACTGAATGTCGTGCGAGCTGCCCGTGACGTGGAACGGGTCCGCGTTGGAATGGTCGGTGATGCAGTCCACGACGTGCATGTCCGAGGGGCCGGAAAAGAACAGCCATGCGGCGTCGCGGGCGCGCTCGGAATAACATCCGATCCACCGTCCACCGACAGCGTTAGTACCATCGGTGAAGAATGTGCCGCTGTCACCGTTCTTGCCGTTGCCGCGCACAGTCACGTTGCGATGCCAGTAATGAACGTTGATGTACGTGACATCGGGAATCGCAGTGTGAAAACCAGCCGAGTCGGGGCTGGTTGAGGTAAAAAGACATCCCGTGCCATCGACCGTGAAACCGCCACTGCCCGCGTTGACGTTGCTGTCCACGTCCATGTGGCCTGTGAGATACTCCGGGTAGCCGATGACAACGCGAGTGCTGGTCTGCGCGGTCTTCACCGCCGCCGCGAGGGTCAGGCTCGTGCCATCGGAGGACACGGCGCTGACCGTGGTCCGCCAAATGTAGGAATCCCCGGTCGCGTCGCGTACACCAGCACGGTGCACCATGATCTTCTTGCCGACCATGCTGGACGAGAACGATGCGTTCGCCGCGGTCACCGTCGTGCCCGTAACCGAGACGCCCGCAACGGTCACACCCGGATTCTTCGACTTGAGCACGTCACCGGGCCGGCACGCGGCCATCGCCTGACGGATCGGGCCCGTATAAATCTTGTTTGGGTAGTCCGCGCCGTCGACGTGAACACCATCACCGATCGCGCCATAGTCTTCAAAGTAGCGGACCGTGCCCGTGGGAACCACGAAGCGGGTACTGCCGTACGGGGACCACTGCCCATCAACGGAGCGAACCCGTGCAAAGCCTTGATAGCGGCGGCCAGCGACCGGAGTGAGGCCCGTGACCACCCATACCTCGGCAATACCGGACTGCACCCCGGAGTCGGCGACCGTGGTATTCGTGGACAGGTCAACGACGTACGCCTGCCACCCGTCTTGGGCCTGTGCGGCGACACCAGTCTCCAGCTTGCTGGTGCGCGCTCGCACATCGGGCATGGAGCCCGCCCACGTAACCTGCATCTGCCCGGACGCGTTCACGCCCGTCGTGTAGGTGACGCGGCAGTGCGGGACGTTGCCGTAGGGAATCCACCAGCGCGCCACCGACGAGCTGGCCGTGGTGGGCGCGGCGACGATGGGACTCTTGGTTGGTGCTGGCGCATTGTTTTCTAGCGCGGCGATGCGTGTCGCGAGTGCCTGACCAGCGCTTGCGGTCGTGTACTGGCCGTTGAGGGCGGCGAGCAGGGCATCGATACGCGCCTTGGTGTAGGCAACGATTGCCACAGGTGCGGCTCCTAGGACGAGAGGGTGTAGGTGCCGTCACCATTATCGGCACCGGGCGTGGTGTACGTGCCGTCACCGTTGTCGGCTACGGCCATACTGTACGTGCCGTCGCCATTATCCGTGGCGGTGTTACTCGTCGCGACAGTACCGCGGGCAGTATGCCACGCCTTATAGGCGGCGGCTGCATTCGGCTGCAACGTGTACGGGTACAGCCCGTAGCGCGAACCGTAATCGTCTCCCTGCGTGGCGGTGTTGAAATAGTTCGCGTAAATAAACTGGCCTACACCACTACCTTGGTACTGCTCAAGGTAGTTGAGGTAGGCGGTGAGTCCCCCGGCCTGGTCGCCGAAATCGTGACTAGCGCCGAACTCGGGAATGCACATCGGCTTACCCTGCGCGATGGCGAACGCACGCCACGCGCCGAGACCCTTCGGCCCGCCGTTCCCATCGGTCTGCATGAGCTGCGAGTCCCAATCGGACTGCGTCATGCACGACGGGTATTGCAGGTAGTAGTCGACGCCGATGACGTCAACATAAGCGTTCCCCGGGTATGCATCCGTGGTCTTGATGGAAGACCCGGACGCTTCCCGGTTGGGGCACCACACGACCTGTGCAGCCGGGAACTGGGCCTTAATGATCCCGTAAAGCCGCTTCCATGCGGCAATAAAGTTGGGGATCATCGACGGATCAGTGATCTGCCACGGGTAACCGGAGTTAAACTCGTGGAACGGTCGAATATAGGTGGTCGCGGCCTTGCTGGCGCGGTTGCCCGCGATCTTTTGGATAGCGGTCGTCCAACGCGCATCGCACGATCCGGTCGCGGCACCAGCCCACGTATCGCCCTGATTGGGGTAAATGCCACCCATGCCGATGTCAAGAACACCGGACCAGTTGAGTTTTCCGGGGGCGACCGTAAGCGTCCACTGATTGAGTTGCGTCGTGGGGTCGGAGTCGTTCCAGGTGCTTGTGGACCCGACCGGCTTCGTGCCGCCGCGCCACGTGTACATGCTGCCCGCGCGGGTGCTGGAATCATCGACGCCGTCAATGCTGACACCGGAGATGAACAAGCTACCCACGTCGGCGGACTGCGTCGGCGTAGTACCCGTATAACCACCCGTACTTCCACCAGTGGAACCACCAGTGGAACCACCAGTGGTGCTGGCGGCGGCAGGCAGGGTTGCGGACTCCCACAAGGCGGGCGTTGTGCCGCTACCGTAAGCGCCGAGCGTGAAGTGCAATGCGGTCACGCCGAAGCTTACGTTTGCCTTGAAACCAATAACGGACCACGTTGAGCCGTTCGGCGAAGTTTCACAATAGACGGTACCGCTGGCTTCCCGAATCCGCAGGTACCGGTGGGCCGTCGCATCATAAGCGGCCGTGCCGATAGTCGTTTGCGCACCACTCGTGCGGTACAACGCGATAATGCTACCGCCCGTAATACTGAAACCGATAGCGTTACTGTTCGGGGCGTCCGTGTACGCCAAGAAATAAGTTTCCACGGAACTTTGCGCTGCCAGAATGGCGCTGGCTGCGGTTCCCGTCAAGTTGTAGGTGTTGATGGAAATGACGTCACTGTCAGGCGGGGACGTGGACAGTTGACCGTTGGTGTCGGTGGTTCCCTCAAAAGTCCACAGGCTCGTGTTTTTGAAAGTGAACTCATCAGTCGTGCCAGCGGCTGGAGCAGGTGCCGGCGTGGGTGTCGCTGCTGCTGCGGAGATCGTCGCCGTTACGGTTTGCGGGGAACCATACGGAGCGCCGTTGATGCGGCCTTGCACGGTGAATGTGTACGTGTTGCCGGGGACGAGCTTGTCGAACGTCCTGGACCCGCTCACGGGGTCCGTGGGGGACGTGTACGCGCCGGACCCGGTCGAGTCGACACTGTCTCGGCCAGCGGTGACGTCGGTGATGGTGACACCATTGTTACCTGCGTCCAGAACCCACGTGACCGTAGCGGTCGTCGCAGTAGTGGTCACACCCGTAATACGGATAGATGGGGCGACAACCGTCGCTTGCGCACCCGAATCAGTGATTGTGATCCCGTACTGGTATTGCAGGTAGGCGTGAACTTGTTGACGTTCGGCGTCAGTGAGCACCCGCGGATAAAAAATGATCTCCGAAATGGAGCCGGTCCAAAACTCGATCAGGGCGCCGATCTTGGAACCGATAGTGCCAGTGAGTGACGCGGTAGCCGATCCCGGCCCAACTGCTGACGTACCAGTTTTGACGACAGTCCCGTTGAGCCGAACGTTTCCAACACCGTTGATGTAATCCAAAGTGCTGGTTTGTGCATAAAAAACATTAGGAGAGATCGGGGCGGTGTTCAACGCAACAATCGACGTAATCGCCGTGTCATCGTCCAAGCGGCGGAAAGCAACAGTCGGAAGGTTCAGACTCCTGTTGAGCTGTAAAGCGAACCGGGTGTTGGTCGACACCGAACCCGACAAAGACAAAGCAGTTTTGGTTCCCGTAGAAACGTCGGCGCTCATCGCCACATGAAAAGCCGTAAACCCGGGCATTCCATTGGTCGAAGCAAGCGCCGACGCGGGTAGGGTAAGCGAGTCGTTAGTGAACACAACGGTCTTGCGCCCGTTGGAACCGTTGCCCAAGATGGGCTGCAAAGTAGTGTCCGTTTGCGTGGCAGCATCGGCACCGCCCGCACCGGGCCATGAGGTGACGGGTGCGCCCACCGCGCTAGTCACGTCACCTGCTCGGAACCAAAAACCAAGCCCCGGGATAGCGGACGGAAACGGTACCGCGGTGAGGGTGGGGCGGTGGCGGGAATCGTTGATGATCCCGCCGCGAACAGCGCGAGTGCTCACACCGTCACATCCCCAGAAATAATCCACTCATCCACAGCACGGTTCGTCAACACGACCTCGGAATACTGGCCCGCCGTCCGCAAAGCGTTACCCCGAGAACGCAGTAGAACACTCGTCGACCCCGGGGTGATCGTGACCTGGCCGGAACCGTACTGGCGCAGGATCAGGGACGTACCAACCGGAAAGTTGACGGATGCGCTCGCCGGAACCGTGACGGTCACAGCACTACCACTCAAGAAATCGACTGCCGTTCCCCCATCGGACAAGGCGAACGTGTAGGCGGCACCAGCCTGCTGCGACTGAATCAGCAAGTTGCTGGCCGTACCGCCATTATCATCACCGACGCCACCAATGAACGGCACCCAGTCCCGCGCGGAACGATCATAAACCAGCAGGCCCTGCGGGTAACCGTTCGTGGGCGCGACCGGAATCGTGCTCGGCGGCACAACCGTGTTAGCGACCGTAACCTGCGCGTAAGACGTGACCTGCACGCCGTCAACATTGGTTGCAACAGCCGTTAAAGAGTAGGCGCCATCGGGAACCGTGGTGGAATCCCAGGACGCGCCACTAGTTCCCTGACCAATGAGAACATTGTTGCAGTAGTAGCTGACCTGGGTGGCGTTTGTCGCGGTAGCAGTCAACGGGATGGAGCCGGACAGCGTGGCACCCGTAACAGGGGAAGTGATCGTGATCGTAGGTAGGGGAGCGGCCGACGACGTGGGGGTACCAGTGCTAGCCGCCCGCCCGATCAGCGTCGCGGGGGTGGCCGCAACCTCGGCGGAAATGCCCGTCGGATACACGGCGATCACGGAGAACGTGTACGACTTGCCGGCGGTGAGCACCGCGCCCGTGCGGGTGGTCACATCGGGGGTAAACGTACCCAACGGGTTGTTCGGCGTGTTGGTGCGCTCAAAAACTTGCACACTGCTGCACCCCGCGGGCGGCGTCCACTTGACCACAGAACGACCGGTGGTCGCGTCCTGGGTTGCGGTAACATTCGTCGGCTTCGGAAGCGTCGGATCCGGGGTGGGGGCGGACGCCGAACCCGTCACCGAGTAAACAATGACGCCGTTCTCGTCCTTGGAGCGCGGCTTGTTGACCAGGCCCGGGCTGGTAAAACTACCAGTGACGTAAATGTTGCCGCTGTGCCCACCCTGGTCCTGGGCGAGCAGGTCTAGGGATGCAATGCCACCCGGGTCGGTGCCCACGAAACCGGTGGCCCGAATCGTGGACCCCTCAGTCTCAATGTGCGCGGACTCCCCCGACGAGTCATAGCCGTGCTTCCACGGGCTTACCGAGGTGAACCCGTTGACCGTGAGAGTGCCGCCGCCAGTGGTGTGATCGTCCTGGTGCTTACGGACCGAACGCTTGCAGTCCTCGGCGAACCCGTCATTGATGACGGTTCCCTCGCCCTTGATGTCGAAACCGCCGTCACCAGCGCCCGTACCAAGAATGATGTTGCCGTTAGCGTCGCGGGAGGCGCGGACACCGCAACGGTTGTACACGTTCCCGGTGTCATACTCTTCGTTGGCAAACCCATCGCCCTGCGAGCCGTACCACGAGCCACTGGCGGGCTTAGCGGTCGGGGAGACCAGGGCCGTAGCCGCACAATCCTCAAACACGTTGTTCTTGTTCGCGGTGTTGTTTACGTTGCCGAGCAGCACCCAGCCATTTAGGAACCCGTCGCCGGTCTGCCCACCGTAGCCGACCATGCCTTGAACCGTGTTGTTGCACGATCCCTGTGTGGTCGAAGAGGAGTCAGTGCCGAACGATCCCATGGCCTTCGAGTAGCCGTGGAAGGTCTCCACGAAGCTGTACGTGCCGTCACTGTTGTGAATGCGGTGGTCAAACGTGCAATTCGTGAACGTGCCATCCGTGCGAGCGGCGTAACCGATCTGCACATTCGTGAACTCGTTGTCATAAAACTGGGCCTTGGTGACCGAACCGAGGCTAGCGGTAGCAATACCGTACGCGCAGTTCTTGAGGTGGAAACCGTGGATCTTGTAGCCGCCGCTACCGCCAGCCAGCGAAAACGCGGTCGACCCCTTCTCCCCGCCAGTGTTCGGCGACGGATCCTGAGTCCCGCGCCAGTTGCGGTCACCCGTAAGCACCAGCCGAGTACCACGAGCAAGCGGCTTACCGGACGAATCGCAAGGGCAAATCTCAAGTGTCAAGCCATCGGGAACCAGCGTCTGAATGGAAGTGAAAGCGTCCTTAAAATTGTACGTTCCTGGCAGAAACAGTACGCGCCCGGATTCCAGGGCGTTACGCGGCCACGTCCCATCGGCGGCGGCAGTAAGACCAGCCGCCCGAGCAACGGCAGTGCGCATGCTGGTAAACACGCCTCGGTTAGCAATGGAGCTGCCGTCGCCGGTGCCCGCCGCAGTAGCTCCAACGAAGAAGTCCATGAAATTCCTTTAAGCCTAGTCGTGGGTCAAATGCTGATAGTGGCCGCGTTGAACCAAAAGTAATACTTACCATCGTCGGGTGGAGTCGAGGGCGGCACCCCGTCGGATGCTTCAATGGAACCGACGTTCCCCCCGGCCCCCGAATTGAATTGCACGTCACCAACGACTCCGCGGATCTCGGCCACGGCGCTTACGATAGCGTTGACGTCGCCGGCTGGATCGGGTTGCCCCGTTGATCGCGTCGGCGGAAGATCCTGCGAAAAAACAATAGCCATCTTGGTCTACCTTAATAACTCGTCGGATAAGTGGCCTGGTATTTGCCAGAGTTGACGGTTGGGGTCGTCACTGTGCCGGTTCCGCCAGTTGATCCGCTACCGCTTCCTGTGGTGCCACCGCCAGTAGTAGCACCCCCGCCCCCGCCGCTAGCGTTTCCCCCAGCCCCAGTCCCGGTTAGGGTGAAGCGGCCCGTTGTTTCGTTGTACGTTCCTTGGCCAACAAAAATACTGGCGACCGCGTGTTGAACACCCTTAGCGAAATCTGTAACCAGCACATACCGCTTATCGGCTACATCAATCGACAAGCCACCGGCGATAGCAGTCGGGTCGCCTGCGCCGTAAGGTGCCGCGCCACCCGCAAGCGCCTGCAAGTTCGAATCTTTAGACCCAATAACCGTGAAGTAGCCCTGCGTGTAAAGCTTCACGAGGGCGTCCTGATAACTGGTGACGGTGACAATTCCACCAGTAGGCGCATACAGCTGAATGGACGCCATCGTTGTCTCCGATTAGTCGCGGGCCAAGATCCAGGCGTTAACCCGGGCAATGAAAATACGGCGCTTGCTCAGCGAATAGGGGTGCGCTTCAAACGCTCGATAGTCTGCAAACGGAAAACCGTCGAGTGGGTTTGCGGTGACCGGGGGCGCAGGGATGGGCTGCACGGGCTCTGGGGCTGGTGTGGGCGTCGGGGTGGGCGCGGGGTTACCGCCGGGAGCGGGGACCTGCGTGCCACTGGTGAGCACCGCGAGGGCGCGGGCAACGTCAAGCACGCCATAGCCGGTGGTCATGTCTCGGCCGGGGCCGGCCTTGTACCCACCGTTGTCGCCGATCGTTACGTCGAACGCGATCGTCGGATTGGTGAGCACCAAGTTCAGCAGATCGAAAGACGCCCCACTGGCCTGTCGCATAATTGCCGTCATAGCTGCATAAAGGGGCGCAACAGCCGACGTCCCACCGATCACATAGGTGCCGCCGTCTACGCGAATCTGGTAGCCCGTGGTGGGGCTAGCGTTGCCCGCGAGGTCCGGAACCTGTCGGCCCGGGAAGTGCTTGGAGACGCCACCGCCGGTAGCGGACTGCGTGTCGTCGTCATCCCACGTCACCTCAGACGCGCGGGACCCATCGTCGCTGAGCCGAAGCTGCGTGCCACCACAGGCAATCACAGACGGGGACGACGCGGGAAAGTCCACGGTGTTTGTGCTGGTGCTGTCGCGTGAACCGGTGTCGCCACTGGCAACGAACACGGCCACGCCCTTAGCGCGGGCCGCCGCGAGCACCTGCTCGTATTCATCCATCGTCGCGGCATCCCACGACGACTCCGCCCCGCCCCATGAAATCGACACGATGCCGCACTCAACAACAGCTTGCTTGATCCCGGCGAGAAAACCCGCATTCGTGTTTTCGCAAAGATAAAGACGCTGGTGAACGCCCGGGGCGACCGCCGCGACAACCTCGACGTCGAGCATGACCTCACCGTCGGCGCCCTTCGGGCCATCGGACACGGGTCGGCCGTTGCCCACATTGACGACTGCTACGTTAGCGGCGGGCACGTCGAGCTTCGCGGCATAAGCCTTAAGGTCGGCAGCGTTGTACGCGCCGCCCAGCTCAATAATGCCGATGGTTTGCCCAGTGCCATCATAGGTGTCGATGGGCGCGTTGTACGCCTTAGCCACTTGGCGCGGCGTGTAAGAAACGCTAGCTGCGTGGGCGATGATGTTGCTAATGCGGTGAAGTTGCGGCATTACTGCTCCTCGGTTACGCGCGGCCACGACGGCTTAGGCTGCGCGCCGCGACCATTCCATTGCACAGCCCACCCCGTCGCTACCAAAGCGGCGGACAAGTTGCGGACTATGTCACCGTCAGCATAAAGGACCGACGCATCCCAGCGGCGCGAATACTTGTCAGGCTTAGCGGTTGACAGCAAAACCACAGTCCCCGGCGGCAGCAGCGTAGCAAGATTGTCGCGCGCTTCTGGTCCGCCCTCGTCGCGCAGTTCGCGGGCGGCGCAGCACCGGAGACGGATCGGCACATCCACCTCGTGGTGATACATGCCAAGATCAATGTCAACCACAATGGTGTCGCCGTCGATGACGCGCGTAACCGTGGCGCGGTAAATGTACGGCGGGGTCAGCGCCGACGTTGCGGTCAAAACTGGGTGGTGGGCACAGGCTCAACCGCGTCAGTAGCGGATGCCGTGCCAGAATTGCCAAGGTTCAGCGACGCAACCGAAGTCAACACCGACACGACAGTGGCGAGGGCGGCGACGGACAGCGCGCGGCCCCAGTTGACGTCAAGCACGCCCGAGACGCCCTGAACGGTGAGAACGGCGATGAGGGCCTGCGCAAACGTCTTAGCGGCCCGCTCAGCGAGATCGGTGAGGAACTGGCGGTTCATGGAGTCTCCTAGTTGTTTTGGTCCCGCGTCGACGGAAAAGCTTGATAGAACTGGTCGGCAGTAACAGCCATGGCGGCGGCCGGGTACTCGTCGGCCGGGATGCCGGGGCCGCAGCCGTACTGCTCACGCATTGGGTCCCACAGCGGGCTAGCGGGTAGGCGGTCAAGGAACCCGCAGGCGGCGATTTTCAGCTCATCGTTGATGGCTTTGTTCTGCGCGTCCCGCTTGACCTTGGCTTGGGCCACGTAGTCTTCTAGCTTGACCAGCCGAGCATTGGTGTTCATTTGCCGCTCGTTGGTCGAATACTGCAAGTAGCCGATGCAGCCGATGACGAGAAAAGCGGCGAACAATACCGCCAGAACAACGTTACGGTTGCTGTGCGGGTTCGTGTGAGACAGCACCGCGACAACATCATCGTCCTGTTGCGCGTCCGAGAGCATTGGGGCGTCAGTTCGGCGGGCTCGTCGTCGTGCCATTAGCGCCACCCTGGTTGATTGTCGTCAAGCCACTTGACGACTTGTTCGTTGACCTGCTCGATTTTACCGGTTCGCCGGTCCACGATTTCGACTATCTCAGACAGTTCGTCGTGGTCGTCGCTTAATCCTTTGAGTTCATTTTCGGCGACGGCAAGGCGCTCACGGAGCGAACCGACTTGGTTGCCGTCCTCAGTGTTGACGCGCACCGGATCGGACTTTTTGCGGTTGTTGATGTAGGCGACGGCAATACCGGCGAGGCTAGCGACAACGGTACCGAAGAAGACTAGGTATACGCCTGTGTTATCGGCGGGGGTTGTTGGTAGGTCTGCCGCGAGATGCCACAAGTCATTCCCCCGCCCCGTGGGCCACTCGGTAGATCACGAACCCAGGCCAAGCGAGTAGGGCCGTGAAAACGATTGTTCCGATAGCTGAACCCTGGCCTTTTATAAGGGGCAGGGTGTATGACGCGAACCATGTTCCGTTGACAAAAAAGACGATGAGCACCGCAGCTAAGATCCAGCCCGCGGTGCTTCGCCATATGAGACTAGCCGTAATGATTGCGCACAACAGAAACATAGCAGCCCATGCCGCGCGCGTGACCCCAACCGACAACACGTCAGGCCAAATGCGGTACACATTGATGTTGGTCGCGGTAACAACCACTTTGCGTGGTGCGAAGAAAAGCACTGCACTGATTGCACCGAAGATCGCAGCTAGCGCCACAATCTCGGCGCACAACTCCTGGCGCAGATGCGCCCGCGTCACCCGGGCTGCGTGCCGTAGTTGCGGTACTGGGCGAGCCCACAGCGAATGCAGTACCGGACTTGTTGCGACGGGGAAAACCCTTGCCACGGGCCAAAAACGTGCGTTGACTCAACCATCAGGACGCCAGTCGAGTGGCGAGCTTGTCGGCGACCTTGTCGGCCAGCGACTCCATCTGTGCATCAGACAGCTCAACGGGGCCAGTAGCCGGGGTGGCGCCCACGTTGCCCACAACAGCAGACACCGCGCCAGAGGCCGTTACAGCGGCATCGTGGCCCTCGTGCAGCAGCTGACCCATGCGGACACCGCCGTCTTTCACGTCCCACACGGTGGCCGACACGCCCGGAAGAATGCTCACGGTCGTGGCCTGCACCGCCTTGAGGCGCGCAAGAATGTCCCCATCAAACTTCACACCCGCAACACCCGGGGTCAGCGCATCATAAACAGTTTGCAGCATCTTAGCCTGATTGGCGTCCAAATCTTCCTCCGCAATAATAGGGCCAGGCGTCTGCCCGGCAAGGATCGCAGCGACCTTCTGCCGCATGTCATCCATCGTGTAACCGTTGATATCGGTCTTGCGGCCCTTGGGCAGCGCGTACTCCGAGTGCCCCGCGACCATGTCCGCGCCGAAACCGCCAAGATCACAGTAGGCGGCGTTAACCTTCGGGTAGGCGAGGCGCTGAGCAGGCGTGAAATCATCGGGGCCCGCAGCTTCGCACTCAGTACCGAACAGTTGACTGTTGGCGGTGAGTCCGCGCCAGTTGCCCGCGCCGGCATGATTTGCGCGGCCCGCCGCCACGACCACTGCGATACCATTGCGATCCAGGTAGACGTTGCACAGTGGCCCGTCGAGATCGGGTCGCCCATTGACAACAATGTTCAGCGACGGGCGAGTCGTTGACTTAGCTGGCCCCGCAGTCCAGTGGCAGATTGCCCCCTTGGGCGCGAACGATCCGGCGGACCGGGTCTCCCAGCCCGGCACGAGTTCCACGGTGAGCCCGCGTGCTTTAAGAGCAGCGGGCAGGCCAAGTTGAGCGGCCATTAGTCCCCCTCGTAAAGCACGGTCGCTGGCTCGTCTTCGGGGCCGGTAGCGTGTTCTCGCATCCGACCGTGCTTGGTGACGTCCCAATCTTTGTGGTCCGCGCCGTGAATCAGATCATGCACGCGGTCGAGGATTGGGTCTTCGTCGGGCTTTTCGTGGCGAGCCATGATGCCTCCCTTTAGCCTGCGTAGACGACGACGCCAGCGACGCGGCCACCGCCGCCATTCACTCGGCCGAGAACGTTGTGCGTGTAACCCTTAAACGCATCAACGCGGCAGTTGATTGCACCGTTAAAGACGCGGTCATTAGGCGGGTCGTGAATCTCCTGGTAGGAGATCGCGCTATCAATTCCTTCGGTGCGGCCAATCTCCGTGTCGGTACCGCCCTGGGTGGCGAACACGCGGGTATCCCAACGTCCACCACCAGAATCGGCGCCAGTTTCCACGCGCGAGTTCGGGGCAAGCTTCACACCGAAACCAAGATCGGGAACCGTCCACGCGGTGATTGGCGACGGGTCAGCAATGTACGTTCCCGGTGCGTTAGTAAAATCCCCGTAGAAGCTCACGAGAGGGCTGGGCGATACGAGCCGCCACATGCCGTCACGGTACGTGATTTCACACGAGGGGCGCACACCAGGGATCGCGGGAAGCCGCAGCAGTCCACCGACGGGCACATCAATGAGTTCCTTGTAAGCGTTACCAGCAGCAATGAGGGTCGCGCCCGTGCCCCACACGCGGCAGTCACTGAGCGACGCGGCGGTGAGCGCACCCTGCCCCGGGTTGATAGCAACAATGCCCAGCAACGCCTCGTAACGAGTACCCGGGATACGGTCAATCTGGCTGGTGGACGAGATCGACGTCTGATTGATGGCCGGGGGCGTCGTGGTGCCTTGGATCGCAGCGAACGAAACGTTCAGTGTTCCCCAGTCGAACACGGCCACGAGCGCGTCATAACGGACAGTTCCCGTGGAGTTTGCGGCGAACTGAACAGTGTCCGTTGCCGTGGTCGAATCGTAGACGCCACAAGCCTCAGCCGCGCCCGCCGCGATCTGCACGGTGCGGTCAGTGGTGGTGACCACAGTGGGCCGCCAGTCGCTGCTACTCGCGACCCGGAACGGTGCGGTGGCGAGGGAGAACCGGCGGGCCTCCGCGACCTGGTCGACGGTGCCCGTGAAACCCCGGGGAATGTGGGTTACGCTCATGTCAGCGGCCCTTCTGAATAGAACGAATGTCGGAAGCGATACGCTGCACGGCCGCGATCACGGCATTATCGGATGAATCGGAAGCGTTCGGGTCACCGATCTGCGGGGTGAACACGAGTCCCCCGTCACGGTTATCGGTTGCGGTGACCTGCGTGATGCGCTCGCGGAACTGGACGCCCGCCACGTCGAATGATCCAACGTCGCCAACGCGGTAGTCGGTGCCGTACGTCCAGGGGACGCCATCTTGCACGGTGAATGATGCGGACACGGTGCCCGCCTTTTCGGCGAGCTTTTGTTGCGCGCGCGGCAACGGATCATCCATATCGGACAAGTCCGTGGCATCCACGTACAACTCGGGAAACCCAAATGCACCGAGGGTACCTTGCAGATCCGTATTTGTATAGCCGTAATACCGGCGGTCCACGTCCTGCCCATCCAAACCGAGAACGGTCCGGTAGGCGCTAGGCGCGGACGCAGTCAAATGCACATCGGACAAAGACCCGACCGAAGTTGACCATTGCAGCCACGACTTATCCGTCATCTGCTTAGGATCAAACACGACCGTCGGGGCGGTCAGTGTGAGCCCGGGCGGCTGGACATCGCCTGGCAGCCACGTGTAAGCACGCATCGACAGGTTACTGGCGCTCAATGGCACAGTTAGCAACTCATCCAAAGCGTCCATACGAGCGTTCAGTGTGGACGACGTAGTACCGAACAAACCCCGGTTAGTGACCTGCACGCTGACGCCGAGCCGTTGGGCTGCCGCGCTAATGTAGTAGCGGGCGAGCTGCGCGGCCTCAGCGGTTTGCGTGTCATACGAGGACATATTCGTGAGATCCGGGTTAGCGCCGTTTTGGCTAGCGAGCATGGCCCGCAGCCACGCCCAATCATCGACCAATGTCGCGGTCACCGTAGGCGGTGAGTCGGCATCTTCATCGTACTGAGCGGTAATCACGCGCCCCGACCATTTCATGCCGTTCAGCGTGATGCGTACAGGCACAACCTTGGTCACGCAGTCCAACAGCACGCCGGCCGCTGGGTCGTCCTCGCTGACGATGAGTGTGCCGGAACCGACGGCCAAGTATCGCCACGTGACGGAACAGGTTTGGTAGTCCGGGGCCTGCGTTTGCTTAACGTACGCGCCGTCATAAACCTCGACGACCATGCCAGCGTCCGTCACCAGGCCCGCCGATACAAAGGAATCAAAGATACGGTCACGGACGCGCCAGCCTCGGCACCATCCATCGCAATCACTACAGGCGAAGGATCACCGGGCGGAATCGGGGCTAGATTCACGGGCGTGTAACCAATCTGCGGCCACAAGTTGTTGCCCTGCTGGTCGCGGATCATCTGCGCTTCCGTGTCAATGATGACCTGATCGCCAACGTTGAGGCTGAACGGTAGCGTCGTTGTTCGGTTACCCACGCCGAACGTGACCCGGGTTGCGGGCCCAACGATCATCCACGTCGGGTACGCAGGCAGGTCGCCAGGATTAGGCACAGCAGCCGAGTCGAAGATTCCGGCCTCGCCAATGTAGAACGGCGGACCGAGGCCGGTGCTGCCACCATAATAGTTCTGATTCGCCAAGGCGTTGTAGGCAAACGCTTTGCTGATCTGATCGCCCATCCACTCCGGACGGTCCGCAATACAGTCAATGCTGTACACAGCGTTGCCCAACAATGCGGGGTCCTGCGCGAACACCGGGTCCTCGTTATCGTCCAGCCGGAACCGCAGATACCGGTCATTCACTCGCAGCGTCGCAAGTGCGTCCGTGGACAGCGCCTGCCAGAATTGGGAATCGAGAGTGCGCCAGTCGTCGCCACGACGGTACGGGGCATCCGAATCGCCCACCGCAACTTTCACGGTGAACTCGCGGGACTCCAACCGGGACCCCCGCCACGTCTGCCCCGGACGGCGAGCCGTCTTAGACCACAACTGGCTCGTCTTCGGCAAATGCAAACCCGACAAGCCGTCGACAAGAGTCGCCGTGGAACCCGGGCCAGTAAGATCCCACGACGACCCATCAACACCGATAATGCTGACCGAGGTACGCGGCGGTGGCGTGTACACGTTCCCCCGTCTCAGAGACCAGCAGTAGCGAGCGCTCGACTGGTGGCCTGCCGCTGCTTACGGGCAAGCGCATCAATGTCGGTCGTTACAATAGTGCCATTGTTTGTGATACCGGACACCGAGGTGCCAGCACCCGTCTTAGTCTGCATCGACACAAGTGCTTGCTCCCACGTCGCAGTCGGAGCGACAATCTCATTCGCACCCGTCCCGTTGTAGTGAAGCGACGGGCCGGGTGGAACAATACCGCCCGAATCGTAGCCCACATACGAACCGGCAGCATTGTGTCGCCCGCCCGCCGCGAGCTGCGACAAAGGGTAGGTGTGCGCGAAATAGTTGATGCCCGAATACACGTTCGCCAGCGGATCAACAATGTTGTCCGGCAGCGACTGCGACCGCCACCGCTCGAATGTTGCGGGAATGGTCTGCATGAGACCGCGCGACGGGTGACCGGCCTTAGCGTTCGAGTCGGTCAAGTTTATCGCGTTCGGGTTGCCCCCGGACTCGTTCTTGATCAGCGACAGCACGCCATTGTCCAAAGACTTCGAGATGCCCAGCATAGCAAGCGCCTGATCGACCGTAGGACGCCAACGCTCCACAGCATTAAGCCCAGCAGCACCTGCCACAGCATCCGGGACAGCACCCGACGGTGCGGTGGCCATAGCCCAGTGAACGTGGTTGTGGTGCTGCGCCGACAAGGCGGAACCGTAGTTGTGGTCCTGCCCGTTTTTCTTATCAGGCCGGTCATCACCGAGACCGTCATAAATCAACTCGGTGATACTGCCACCGAAGTTATCGTAGATCCACCGGTTCATCGCGGCCAGCCCCGAAGAGCCATCGCCACCCGGAACGCCCGTGACGCCAAGGTCAACGGCGAGGCCCTTGCCGTGGTAGTCGCTTGCGCCCGGCCGAAACCCGTCATTCAGGTGAGCGAACGGGAACTGGGCCTTCACCGTGTTGAACAGGCGCTCAACCATGTTAGCGCCCGGGGCAAGCGTGCCCGTGCCCTGCGCCGCAGACAACAGCGACTTGAGATTATCGCCGGCCCAGCCGATCAGCGTCTTCACGCCGCCCACGAGACCCTGACCGAACGGGGAGCCGGTGAGCTTATCGAACAAGCCCGAAACGGCGTCAGTGATCTTGCCGACCGGGTTCGTCAAGAACCCCGCCACGTCACCGATCCCGTTAGCAACCGAACTCGCCGCGCCCTTCACCGCGCCAACGAAACCACCGCCAGCGTAGCCCGGGAGCCCCGCCAGTTGCCCTAGGAACGGCACACCGAGCTGGGCGACAGATTCCTGCGGGAACACGAACTCGCCAGCGTGAACGACGCCAGCGGGCTCATACTTACCGCCGTCACCCGTGTAGCCACCCGTGTAAAAGTTGCCGCGCCTACCAGCCGCACCCGTTTCGGCAGGAGGCAAACCAATCTGACTCACAAACGGCAGCCGCACGCTATCGGGCAGGTGGAAGAAGTCCGCGACCTTGTTGAACACGTCGCGGATACCATCGTCGTACACGGTGCCAATAACGAAGTTGATTCCGTCGCGGGCAACGTTCTTGAGCGCATCCCAGCCGGTGCTCACGGCATTAAACATGTTAGAGAACGCGTTTTGTACGCCGCCAACGAAACCGTTAAAGATTCCCGAGACCGTTGAGGTCAAGAAATCAGCGGCGGCCTTAGAAGCGTTTTGCAGTCCCTGCCAACCCGCGCCAAAAAACCCGAACAAATCAGTAAAAAACCCGCGGACACCATTGGTAAAGTTGAGCAGCGTTCCATAGACGTTGTTCGCAATGAACTGGGCTACACCATCAACAAGGGTTTGGAAAGCCTGCCACGCGCCCTGCATGTACGCAAACATGTTGCCGAAGAACTGTTGCACGCCATTGACGAAGCCGACGATGCGGCCAAACACGTTGATGGCAATGAACTGGACGACCCCATCAACTAGTCCCTGAAACGCCTGCCATGCTCCTTGCAGATAAAGAAACATGTTACTAAAGAATTGTTGCGTACCGTTGATGAATCCAACAATGCGGCCAAAAATTTGCACCGCGATGAACTGCACCACGCCATCAATGACAGCCTGAAGCGTGAGCCACGCTTGCCCCAAGAAATCAAGCACGCCCCGATAGATTGCTTGAACGGTTTGGATGAAATCAACCAGCCGCGGAAGCACGTTCTGTGCGAAGAAAGACGCCACCGCATCGACCGTGTCACGCAGGAAGTTGAAGACATCTACGAGACCGCCGATAGCCGCCACGACAACAGCGATCGTGTCAACGATCAGTTCAAAAGCATACTTGAGCACAAACGTTAGGACTGGGGCGAGATCGTTTTTCACGAACGACCAGAACTCCCCAAGCTGTGACCGGTTTTGGTTGACAACTTTCATGACGTCCTGGAAACCGTCCTTAACTCCCTGGATAGCACCCGCGAGAACACCGCCAAGCACCGGCACTAGTTGCGTTTGAACGAAATCAACAATTTCGCCGATAAAGTCGCGGAACGGTTGACTCTTTTGATACAAATCAACAAACCCGGCCGCGATCACAGCGATAACCGCAACCTCAGGCTGCAAACCGCCCAACACAAGTGCGGCTAGCCCTGCCGCAAAATCAAGGATTGTGCTCAGCGGCAACTTCGCAATAGAATCCGCGAGCGAACCAATGATACCGAGGATCGCGTCACCGACCGGGGCGAGCGCTTGGAGGATCCGTCCCGTAGCATCAAACAGGCTACCGAAAAAGTTAGCAACCTTCGGCCCGCTGTCGATGATGTACTGAATGAAACTTTGGAAACCCGAGTTGCTACTCGCGTTCTTGCCGAACTCGGCGAACCGGTCAGCCATGTTCTTAATGCCGCCAACGAACACGTCAGCGACCGGCTGGAACGCTTGCGCCAGTCCAGCGAAACCCTCGAACAGGTCACCGATAATATGCCCGAGAGTGTCAATCGTGGGGCCAGCGACCCGACCGACGAACTGGAAGAACTGCGCCCAAAAGGGGCCCGTCAAAGCATTGGATGCTTGAATGAACAGGTCGCCGAGCTGATCCGCTAATTGCCCAATGAACTTGGACAGCGGGCCCACAAAAGGCAGCAGATTCTCCAACGCCGTCTGCACGCCAGGCAACAACCCAGCCGCAGCAGCACCCTTGAGCCGATCAAACGCCGGCGCGAGCCTGTCCTGCACGAACCCAGCGAACGCGAGCGTCGCCGGGTTGACCTTCGACAACTGATCGTTAATCTTAGCCAGCGACGCCGAACCACTATCACCGGTCTTGTCCATCGCGGCCTGGATTTGCTGCTGAGCCGCCGCAATCGCCGCAGCCGAATCGGCCTGCTGATTAACCGCCTGCCGCTGCGCGTCCGCGAGATCACGCACCGCCTGCTGCTGATCATGCTGCGCCTCAAGAACCGCGACGTTGGCGGCTTGCTGAGCGTGCTGAGCGTCCACCACGGCCGCAATAGCCTGCTGCTGGTCATGCTGGGCGTCCAAAACACCCTGCGCTGCCTGCGCCTGCTCGTGCTGCGCATCGGACACAGCCTGCGTAGCTTCAACGACGCCCTGCTGGGCCTGCTGCACATTCTTCGTCGCCGCAACCATCTGGTCGGAACCAGCAACGCCCTTAGCCTGCGCGGCGGCATTGTCCTCTTGCGCGTTCGCCGCATCCTGGTTCGCCTCAACCAGGCCCTGCTGTGCCTTACGCAAACTCAGCGACGCATCAATCTTGTCGCGGTCCGTCGCCGTAGACGACTTCATCGTCGCGTTGTACTTATCCTGCGCGTCCTGCAAATCCAAGACAGCCTGCTCCTGCGCCAAACCAGTA